AATACGACTGCCATGAGAAATGATTTCATATTATTTTCCTAACCAGTTGTGCATAACGAATGTAAATAGTCCACCGATAAATGAAGCTATAGTCATTCCTGCCCAAAAGCCACCTTTAGATTTATTTGCTAAAGCTAATAGTTCATCCATACCTGCTTCTAACTTGTCTATTTTCTTTTCCATTTGCTCTACTTGAGCCACAAGTTGTCCGTACTTAAATGGGTCAATCTCACTCATTACTAATTCCTTCATTGTTGACTATTTAAGATACCTGGAAAGTATCTTTGTTGAGTTGTAGCGCCAAACTTACCAGCAACACCACCTGTGGTATATGGACTAATAAGGCCTCTTCCGCCTCTAGTTAATACATCTGAAATTACTTCAGATGGTCTACGTGTAGTAAGTTCTTTAGCAATAGTTTGTAGTCTTGCAGGATCAGTCTCAGTCAATATCTTAACTACTTCGTTAGCTGTTGACTTAAGTTGCTGTTCGTTCATTTGTGTAGCATCCATTTTAAGAGCATTAAATATTAAGTTTTGTGCATCAATATTTGGTGCTTCTTGTGCAATAGTGCCACGTACTGCTTTTGCTGCTTCTTGTCTTGCTGCTGTTTGTGATCCAGCTAATACTTGGCCAGATGTAGCTTTCATTTCCATTTCTGTTTGGAAGTTTTTAATAAACTGGTTAAATTTGTTTTGGCCCAACTCATTATCTGGGAAAGTAGCTTTAATAAGTGCTACACGTTTAGGATCTTTAAGAATATTACGTGCTACGTTGGCTGTCATAGGTACAACTGTATCTGTAGACTGGCCACCTACACGCTCAATAAGATCTGACATAGCACCTAGTCTAAATGCTTCTTTTTCAGATGTAGACATCTTTTTAATATCAGCTTTTAATTGATCTGGGTTAGACTTTAAGAATGTTCTACCTGACTGCATAGCATCCATAGTTGCTGTATCATCTGCCCAGTAATTACGTGCTGACTTATAAGATGGGTTATTTTTATCAATGTAATTTAAGAATTGAGATCTAGTATCTTTAATAGAGTTTAATTGTGTATTACCAATACCGCTAGATGGTGACTTACCTGTATATACAAGATCATCTAAACCCATTTTAACGTAATGTAAAAATTCTGTATCAACCTTATCAACAAGTTTATTATCTGCCGTGACTAATTGTCCTTGTGCATTTACTGAAACATTAGGCACTTTAATACCTTTTTCTTGTGCAATATTAATACCTCTAGCATACGCTTGTTGTACGCTTGGACGGCCCAATAAGTCTGTAAGTTCTTTATTAACTGGCACTTGTTTGTTAAAAGCATTTGCATACATCTTTTTACCTAGATCAGTTCTAGCTGCTTTAAGAGCGTTAAACTCATCAAAGAATGATGCTGTAGTACCAAATGCTTCTTGCAAGTCTGAAGTTAAGCGTGCTGAAAGACCTTTATCACGTTGTTCTAAAAACTTCTTGGCTGTTTGTTTTGCTGGTGATGGAATAAGACTTACTGCATCTAAATAAGCTCTAGTATTAGGGCCAATATCAGCTAATGTATATGGTTTGCCGGCATTTTGAAGTACTGTATTAATAGCTTCATCTACTGAACCTACATCAGACTTTAATGCTTCTTTAACAAGGTTTCTACCAGCTTGTAAACCTGTTACATCTGGATCAGCAAACATAGACTTAATAATAGGTTGAGATACATTTTTAACAACTCTAGCACCTAATTGTAATGCAGGAGCTGCTGCACCACCAGCTACACCGCCAATTGCTGTAGAAGTTAATTGTTCTGTTGGGCTACCTTCTCCTGCACCAAAACCACCAATTGCACCAGACTTAAACCCTTGTAAAGCAGCTTTACCCAATGTTAATGGAGCTGTAGTACCTTTACTAATAATGGCAGGAATAGCACCACCTACTACTTGTTCACCAATAGATCTAATTGGTTTTTCTGAAGCTCTTTGCTCTAGTGCTAAACGCTCTAAACCTACACCAGCCTCTCTAGGTGTAATTTCACCATATCCTGCTTCTTTAGCCGCTTGAGAAATAACTCCAGGCTTTTTGCCAAACACAGAGTTAAGTGTACCTAGCAATTCATCTGAGAAATTTAATGTAGCGCCTTGTAAATACTGTCCAATGCTTTGTGGTGTTACTACACCAGTTTCAATAGCATTTAAAACTGTCTCACCTTGCTTACTTAAATTGCCTTGGTCTCTACCAGCAGATAAGTCAAAATACAGTTCTTGTATGACTGCTTTTGGATCTTGAGCCATTTCTATTCCTTAATTATTTGAATAAGATATTTTTGTTTTTAATAATGCCTGCGCCGCCTTGAACCATTCCTGGAACTTGTGACTTAATAGCAAGTACATCTGCTGCAGTTTGAGCTTGTAAGTCTTTAGTAAATTGTAATTTATCTTTAAACAATTTAGCTCTGGCTTGTGATGGGTTTTTATCAAGAAGATCTGCATTTTGCATTTGCCAATTAGCAGTCCATTCAGCAAGTGAAGCATCACGTTTAGCACCAATTTCAAGTGCATTAAGTAATAATTTATTACCCTCAGGTGTTTTACCAATAGATGGAGCTGAGTCAACAATAAATTGTAAGTCTGTATTTGTTGGGTTAGCACCAAGTTTTTTAACTTGAGGAATAATAACGTTTTTAGATAATGAGTCAAATGCTTCAAGTTTAGATGTAGTATCAACATTAAAGCCTGGAATAAGTAATTGACCTGCTTTAGAAATTGTTTTAGCAGCTTCAGCACCTGCACCTGTTTGTACACCTTGATCAATAAGTTGTGACATAGTTCTATATGTAGGTAATGTAGTTTGAGCTTCCATACCAGCAGTTAAACTACCTTCAAGGTCTTTAATAACATTAGATGCAAACTCTTTATTAGATACGTTAGTAACCACATTAGTTTTTGGCGCTTTAAGGTTAGCCATTTCTTTAGCATATTGGTTAAATGTTCCTGGATAACCTTGTTTAACAGCATATTCATATTCACGAATATCATTAGGAATAGCTTTTTGAAAGTCTAATAAAGCATCTCTTTGTTCTTTTTGTATCTTAAGTGCATTCATTGCATTTTCTGTAGCTGCATTATAAGCACCTTGTGATGCTTGCATACCACCTAAATATGACTTACCAAGAATAGCAGGTAAACCAATACCTTGGTTTTTAGGTTGAGCAAAATATGTTGCAGCCGTACCAATGAGACCAGATAATAACGCTTGGTTTTTTAATTTTTCTTGTTGGTCTGGAGTTAGTAAGCCACCTAAGTATTCAGGTTGTTTAGCAGCAAATATATTCATGCCACTTAATACATTGCCAAAACCACTTTCTGTATCAAATAATGCCATAATTAATAACCTCTTCCATAAACTTGTAAGCCACCATAGCTAGGTGATAGTCTGGTTAAAAGTTTTTCATCTTGACCTAAACCTAATGAAGGAGCTTGTCTTTGTGTAATTGGAGCTGTTGGAGCTACTGGTAAATTAAGTGGAGGAGCTGGTTGGTTTAATGCTTGATAACCTTGTAAACCTGCACCCAATGCTTGACCAGGGTTAGCTTGTGCCCAGTCAGATGCCATAGTACCTAAACCTGTTATTTTATCCATAGCTGTTGGAGGTGTGTAATTAAATATTTTAGATGTATCCATAGCTCCAAGTGGAAGTCCGCTAGCACCACCTGCTAAGTTTGCTGTAGTTAAATTAATACCGTCAGCAAATGCGCCAGTTGTAGTTGTTGCAGGTATTGCTTTACTTCCAATAGCACCTAAATTAGAACTTACTCCTGTTGTTGGTACTGAACTAAACAAATTATTAATACCCATGCCAGGAGCAATTGCAGTTCCTGCAGCATCTGTAGTAAGTGCTACGCCTGGAGTTACTCCACTAGAAAACATATCAGCAATTTTACCGCCTAATAAACTGTCTGAACCACCAAATAAACCACCTGTAGCACCACCTAACAAAGCACCTTTAAGTGGGCTTTGTCCTGTAATTGCTGAACCTACAGCGCCTACTCCAGCGCCTATTAATGTTGGCATACCCATATTAAGATACCTTTCCTACTAAATAGCAAATAGGCTCTAAGATAGCACGATAAACACGACCTAATGTGTCTCTCTTATTGCCACGCATTTGTTTATAAATGTCAGCAGTTCTATGTCTAGCAATATGTGCTAATACATTGCGTACTACTTTATTGAGTTTACCGTTACCTTTAGCAAATTCTACTAATGGTAAGAATAATGTGTGATAACCTTTTTCGTATACTTTAGCGTTTGGCATATTAGCTGAATGTTTAAGCCAAATTGCATTACGGAATGATCCGAAGCCATAAGCCTGTTCATTCATCATAGTACATACTATTTTACCACCGCCACTTTGTTGAGACTGTGTAGTAGATACTTGACCAACAGGAGCGCCATAAGCTGCACCAAGGTATGCTTGAAGTTTTTGATATGGTTTGTTTTGTTCAAAGTTAAACTTATCAATAGCAGCTTGTAATGCTGTTTGTGAATAGTTTTCTTGTGTTTTACCTACGTTAGCAAGTTGTTGAATATCTGCATAGTCAGCAGCAGCCATTTGTGGAGCATTAAATGCAGACTGTTGTTGTGCAGCACGTTCTGCAGCATAATTAGCGTAAGCAAGATCCCCATATTTATTAGCCAATGTGTTAGATAATGTTTGAGCAGCTCTATTTTGAATGTCAGCAGATACTCCTGAACCATAACGACCTGCCATAGAAGCTGTACCTTGTGCAGCTTTAATAGCATCATTGTATGCCTGTGTGGCTTCTTGTGTAGGACCTCTTAATGCTGCGCTTAAATATGGGTTACCAGCAGATAAATATTGTCCGCCTACTGTACCTAATTGTTGCTGTTGAGCTGCTTGTTGTAATGGACTACCTGCTAACGCTCTATTTTGAGCTGCTTGTAATGCTAATGTAGTTTGTTGAGATGGGCTTACATAAGTTTGACCAGGGAAATAGTCTGGGCCTGGTTGTTGATATAAACCTTTAGCTTCTTGTAAACCATATTCTACGAATGGTCTTACAGTAGGATCTAATTCAGACTTTGTAGTAGACGTACCACTGCCACCACCACCTGATCCACCGCCTCCGTAAAATGTAAAGTAATCACCTAATGCTGGTAATAACCATTTTAAATTCAGTAATTTCATATTGCTTTCCTTAAAGTATATATTCCCATGTTTGAGGTTTAAAACCCATTTGTCTTGCTTTACGTTCCCATCCACGTCTTGCAGATGTAAATGTAACTTTAGACTTACCGCCTTGTTTTGCTATTGCTTGTATTTCTTGAAATGCTTGATGAAATAATGACTCATCATATAATGTTGACCACGTGGCCCATACATGAAGAGCATTACCTATTGGTTGAAGTACTACAAAACCTACTGCTTTATTATTAACAATTCCTATAAACAACATAGAGCGTTGTTCGTAACAGTCACAATAAATATCTTCTACGATCCATTCATTATGACCTTTGGCTCTTATTAATTCTAAGCCATGTTTAACATATTCCCAATGTTCTCTTAATTTATCTTTAGGTATATAGTGTAATATCATCCTACTATTATATAACGATATACCTTGTTCGTGCCTGTATTTGCAGGATGCGATATAGTAGCTTGTCCAGCACTTTGTGAGCTAATATAAGGTTCTGTAAATAAGTTAGTTGTAAATGAATTAGCACTTAAATATTGAATAGTTGCTATCACAGATGCTGCTGCTGGAACTGCTGGAGTTACACCTGCTGAATACGCTACCGCTGGTAAATGTTGCATAGATACTTGTGTGCTATCTGTTTTCCACATAAGTTGAACATAGTCATCTTTAGCAAGTTCTATATAGTAATTCCAACCTACAATAGTATGACCATCTATACCACCATGAGTGTTAGGAATAGATATTCTACCAGCAGTTCCTGCAACATCTGTGCCATTTTTTCTTAACCATATAGATACATCATGTAATTGCGTATCTGTGTTTACGAATTGAGAAGAAAATTGTAGGTTATATAAACCAGAATAGTCTACTTTTATTCTTGATGTATTTGTTACTGATACACCTAAACTATAGTCAGTTGTATTTAAAGCCATAGCATAAGCTACATCTATTGCCGCTGCTGTTTGATCTGTTGTATCTTGAAAAGCACCGTATGGAAAATATGTACTAGCTGCTGTTTGTGTAATTGGCTCTAGTCCAATATATGAATAATAACCTATACGTTCATCATAAATAGTTGTAGATGTAGCACCTGAAGCAACTAAAGTAATATCACCTGTGTTGTTTGTTTTTCCTTCTACAAGGTTATTTACAATTTCAGCAACTTGTCTAGGTTGACCTCCCAACATGGGAAGTTTACGGTACATATCACGTGCCATTATCTATTACCTTGTTGTTGTACATCATAGTCAAAACTAATAGCGTATAACCAGTCTCCTGTAGGAGTAAGTCTAAACCTATGATAACGACCATAACTTCTCATTGGACAACGACCTTCTGAAGTAGCTGCAACAGGAGTAGAGTATGTAATAGTGTCATCCAATTCTCTTCTTGATGCTATAGACATTTCAGCAGAACCATTTTCTACTTGTGGTCTAGTTAATGTTATGACTGAGTTATAACCTATTTCTATATCACCTGTAGTTAATGTTGCTGTGGTATCAGCACCTGTAAATGTTACAATTCTAGTTGTTTTTACACCTGCAAATAATAATTTACCGCCAACCCAAAGACGTGAGTCTAAAGATGTTTGAATATCATCTAATAAACCATAAGCATCTAAGTCTTCTAATGTAAAACCTGAAGTGGATACTGAAGAAATATAGTCAACAGTTGTATCTGCTTTAGACCATTTATCTGTTTGCCAGTTATACATTAATAATGTACGACCAGCATTTACGTTAGCAAAATTCCATACTACAATGTTTCTAATTGGGTCTACAGCAGTACTACATGAGTCAATTTGTGCTAATTCACAGTTAGTAAAAAACCATTTATCTATTTTATCTGTGCCAATACCTTTAATATTGATACCATCACATGAATAGAAACCATCATCTGATAAGAAATATGTAGTTTGACCGTATTGAGCTATAGTTGCACCTGAAGTACATCCTAAACCACGTGAAATAGTGTCAAATTGGAAGAATAATGGTGAACCAATATATGACATACGAACTATACCACGTTCAAGTAATACTAGACCAAACTCACCACCTGTGATCCCTTGTATATTACCGCCGTCACTAATTATCTGATAGTCACTTTGAGATGCACCACCTGAAGTCCAGTCTGTTTCATCATTAATATCTGACCATTGTACTTTATTAGGAGCTCCTGATATATTAGCAGCGACTACAAAGTCACGAATAACTGTAATATATTTACATACAGGTGCTGCAGCAGCTACATCTGCAAATAAAGTAGATGAACCCACATTCCATGCTTGTATTTTTGCACTATTATTAGTAGCTAATAATACATCACCAAACTGTGCAAATTGCCATCTATCTGTACTAGAGTAATTACCTGTTTTAGACACATTAGTTAAGTTTAATGTTCCTGGATCAAACTTAAATAGTTTTGTAGCACCACCTGCAAATAATTGTGTTGCAGTACTAAATTTACCAGCGTATACATTATTTAAGTTTTCACTAGCAGCATTAGAATAATTAACTGCTTCTGGGAATGGAGAGTATCCAATAGTTAATGGTACAGCATTATTTATATCAATTAATGCGCCTATTGTAGATGGTTGGTCTGGTAACCATTCCGTAAAATTTACCCTATTGGTAGCCATGTATCATTATTTCCTATAATATCTGTCCAAGTATCTGAGCCTGCAGCAACATTAGTCCATGTTTCTGAACCTGTAGGAACTTCAGTCCATGTATTGCTAACCGCTGTTATTTCACCCCATGAATTTGATGTATATGGAACGTTATTCCATTCTTCACCTAAAACTTTTCCTTTTGCTGTAACTGTTGAAGTTGCATTGATAGCACCTACGCCTGCAAGTATAGCGTTTGCACTTGCATTTAAAAGTGCTTCTGCAGTAATATGACCAAAGCCTTCGTATATCACACCACCGTTAGCAGTTACTTGTGCTGTAGCGTCTATAGAACCGGTAGATGTTCTTATGCGTATACCATCTGCTGTAACGCTAGAGTTAGCAAATATTGCACCACTAGCAAAAGCGTATACATAAATACCGTCTACATATAATGCAGCAGTTCCTGTAATAGAACCACTACCATACGCTTCTGAATAACCATTTGCTGTTACTAAAGCATTAGCGTTTATAGAACCACTTGCATAAATTAATGAGTAACCATCTGCAGTTACAGTTGCATTAGCATCTATAGCGGCTGAATTTAGTCTTACACGATAAGCTGAAGCAGTTACTGTAGCATTAGCATCTATTTGTGCTGTGCCTAATACTACTCCACTAGCAAGAGAACTATAAGCTGTTTGTGCAAATGCGCTTATGCCAAACATCTATACCCCCTATAATTATTTAAAGTATGGACCTACCATCCATGTGACTACTGTGTATCGTTTACCTTTAGTAACTGGCTCTACACCATGTAACATAAATGATGGGAATACAATAATGCTTCCCTTTGCCTGTGGAGGATATATCTTTTCATTACCGTTTTGGATAAAGAATTTACCGCCTTCAAAGTCATCATTTAATATAGCTAAAGCTGTTAGTTTTCTTGTTTCATTACCATGTTGATGAAAGGTATCTACATGAGCTTCGTATTTACCTTTAACGTCATACATTAAAAATTCTGTTTGGTTAGAATGAGTAATATCATACTTCCAAAATTGATAGTTCATGTTTAAAGCACAAGAAGTTAATGTAGCTCCAATACCTTGGTTCATTGGTAGTGGAAGTCTTAATACATTACGAATATCTAAATTAATATTCTTCTCAAGATCACGACCTTCACCAATAAAAGGTAGTTCTTTTTCAACTTCTGGTTTAGAGTACTCTTCTATAAGTTTATTACAAAAAGCATCTGATACAGCGTTTTGTACAACATAAGCTACATCTAATTGTTGGTTAATAGGTTCAGTTATTGTTTTACTTAAACCTAAAGACTCACGTTTATCGTATTTCCATTCAGCATGAGGACCATTTTGGTCTACATAATGTAGGAATACTTGGGCTTGCCATTTTCCCTCAACATAAGGTTCACGCCAATGCCATTTGTCCATGCCACGATACATAACAGCATCACCAACATCCATTTCAATTTTCGTACCATCTGTTTTGTCTTCATTATCACCCATGTAAATAGCCCATACATCACCATCAAAACCTAATGTAATGGTTGCTGATATTTCACAAGACTCTCTATCTCTATGGTTCTTTAGTTCTTCACCTTGAGTGTTATAGAGCCTTGCGTATGAGTATGTAGGATATAGTTTTAGTCCACTAGCAGCTTCAAAATGTGGAAGCAATTGTTCTAGTAAACTATCAAAAGCTATAGCACCATGTACAGCTTCTGATAATGGACATTGTGGGTCTTTTACTGTTTTACGTTCTTGTACAAGTCTATTTAGTTCTGTAACTAATTGTTTGCAATTATCTTTATCTAAAAAGTCTTTAAGGTGAACGTAACCTTTATCTTTGAATTGTTGTATAGTGTCCATCTATTATGCTCTCATGAAGTTTATGCAACTTATATGATAACACAAAATAAGATATTATGAGACAAGCTATAAGTAGTTTCATTTAGTATTCTACGATGACTACGCCTGCACCGCCAGATCCAACACTAGGTCCAGCAGGGGAAGTACCCCCAGTACCTACAGTCACAGGATAGCCAGTACTTGCTGTTACAGCGCCAACATAAATAGCAGCGCCGCCACCCCCACTACCCCCCCTTGCACCAGGAGCTGGAGTACTTGCTGCGCCCTGCCCACCAGCACCGTAATTTTGAGCACTTCCAGATGATGGAACCATTTGACCACCAACAAAAATAGAACCTCCACCAAAACCAGTTTGCGCTGTGCCTGAAGGTTGTCCATTTTGACCATTAAGCAATAAAGTGCCTGCTGATCCAGCTCCACCTCCACCACCTTGTGGAGCCCCTGCACCTGATCCTCCAGTAGCTGAACATAAAACTCCAAATGATGAAGTTCCACCAGAGCCTGATGTTATACCTGAAACAGCCACTGATCCACCGCCACCCACAACTGTGACTTTAATTTTAGTAGTCGTTGATGGGGTTGTGAATGTTCCTGGGCTTGTATAGACAGTCATGTTTGAAAAGCCACCAGCAGGAGCCGCAGCAGAAGTCCATGTAGTACCATTAGAGGTTAATAGGTTACTAGAAGAACCAGCAGCTACTAAATTAACAGCACTTGTACCATTTCCTACTAATACTGAACCAGCTGTTAGAGATGTTTGACCTGTACCACCGTCAGCAGCTGTATTGGCTGTAGTTGTGTCTACAGC